GACCAAGTCTTCAAGTGTTTGTGGAACAACAACGCTGGTGCATCAACAAGAGAACCGTATTTTGAACCCGGTACATATTCAGCCAACAGAATTTTCCAAGGTGACGATGGTTACAAATGGAAATTTATGTACACCATCGACACTGGCCTAAAACTTAAGTTTATGGACAAAGAGTGGATGCCTGTACAGGTGGGTTCAAACACTCCTAATCCATTGGTTACCAGTGCAGGTGCAGGTAGTATAGATGTTATCAACGTCATAAATGGTGGGTCAGGATACGACACGGTCAATGCGGTTGTGTATGTTACTATCACAGGTGACGGCACAGGTGCAACCGCATCCGCAAACGTGCAATCATTGGCTTCTGGTGGTTCAGTTAGAGATATTATTGTGGTAAATCCAGGTAGCAACTACACCTATGCCAATATTGCAGTGACTTCCACAATAGGTAGTAACGCCAACGTTACATGGGCAACATCACCAATTGGTGGCCACGGGTTCGATCCTATTTCTGAATTAGGTTGTGAACATGTTATGTTAACCGCTGAGTTTGATGGTGATGAAAATGGTTTTGTACCAACAGATATTGACTATCACCAAGTTGGTATCTTGGTGAATCCAACCACAAAACAATTCAATCCAAACCCAGCCAATGGTATTATCTACAGTACAACAACAAACATTGTCGTGGCTCCAGGTTCAGATGCGGGTTATATAGCTGATGAGTTTGTATATCAAGGTACTTTGGCCAATCCATCATTTTACGCAAACGTTTTGAGTTTTGACGGTGGTTCCAACCTGATTAAGCTGATAAATACAACAGGCACTCCAGCAAATAACAGTCCAATATTTGGGCAAGATTCAAAGACAACAAGAACATTATTGTCATACAGTACTCCAAATTTTGCAGTTCATTCTGGTTATATGATTTATGTACAGAATAGGTCCGGTGTTCAAAGAAGTACTGATGGCATAGAACAATTCAGATTCGTATTAGGTTTCTAAGGGAAAAAAATGGCTTTAAATTTTAACGTTGATCCATACTATGACGATTTCGATGGAACAAAAAACTTCCATCGCATATTGTTTAAACCTGGTGTTGCTGTACAAGCAAGAGAATTAACACAAGCACAAACAATATTACAAAACCAAATCACCAGTTTTGCGGACAACATTTTTAAACAAAATTCTCCTGTTACAGGTGGCCAGGTTACAAGCAATTTTGATGTAAAGTATGTTAAGATTCAAGATGCCTTTGAAGGTATTACTATTGATGTTGAACAATTCCAGGATAAATTAATTAGAAATGCTACTGGAACTGTTGTTGCTAGAGTTATAACAACTGCGGTAGCAACAGGCACATCTGGTGAAGGCGATCCAGCCACACTGATTGTTTCTTATAAAACTGGTACACAATTTGCAGACAATGATATTATCTATGACGCAAATTCAAATCTAACTTGTCAAGCTATGCCAAGTGAATCAGTTGGATCCGCATCAATTGCATCCATTTCACAAGGTGTTTTTTATGTACTAGGTAACTTCGTTCAAGTAAGCCCACAAACAGTTATCTTGGACAAATACGGTAATCTTCCATCAAAGCGAGTTGGTTTAGAAATTACTGAAACAATTTTTGATTATGCAAATGATAATTCACTATTAGATCCGGCCGTTGGTGCATCCAACTATCAGGCTCCAGGTGCAGACCGTTATGTAATTAGTTTACAACTATCATCAAGACCATTATATTTTGGTGACGATGCATTGTTCATTGAATTGGTCCGTATAGAAGAAGGTAGTGTGTATCGAATGGTTGATGGTTCAGTCTATGCAACCATTGATGATTACTTTGCCAAGCGTGACTATGAAACTAATGGTGATTATATAATTCAAGATTTTAAATTAACACCAAAATCTTATGCGGCTGATGAAGACAAATACACAATGAGTGTTAGTAAAGGGTTGGCATATGTTCACGGTTATCGTGTTGAGAATCCATCACCAATTAACCTGATTTCAAATCGTGCAAGAACAACAGCTTCACAAAATAATGAACCATCTTTTATAGATTATGGCAGTTATTTCTTAGTAAGTAATATTGCTGGTTCAGGCACACAAACTTTTCCTGTAACAACAGCAAACACAGTGGACTTCCATTGTGTTGCTAACACAGATATCAATACTGCAAATGCAACAACTTACAATTCAACATTGGTTGCAACCGCCTATATCCGTGGACTTCAATTTGAAAGTAGTCCAACAAACAATGATCCGTCTACATATATTTACAAAGCACACGTATTTGACCTTGTAAATAAATCAATTTCAGCAAATGTAATATCGGCAAACTCAACCATGGTCACATTGACCGCTCTCGGCCAATCAACCACAGTTGATAATGCTTATGTTGGTGTAGATATTTCAATTATCAAAGGCACAAACGCTGGTGAAACAAGAACCATTTCCAATTACAATGGTACAACAAGAGCCGCAACAGTAAACCAATCTTGGAGTGTTGTACCGGATAATACTTCTGTGTATGTTTTGAATTTTGATACACCAGATATTGAGTCTATGGTGTTTACGAATAGTGATGGTGCATATCCAAAAGTTAAATATGCAAGTGCAAAGATTGACAATTCTGGAAAATCAGGTAATTTACCAGCAGGAGATACAGAATTTTTTAATCCAAATATAGCCGAAATGATTTATCCAATCGGCAATCCATATGTTGAAAGTATATCATCACCATCATATACAACATATCAAGAAATTAAAGGCGTAAACTTTAACGTTTCTGGATCCACATTATCAGCCTCATTAGATTACACAAGTAGTTATGCGGGTGTTATTAAACATTTGGGTAACGAAGGCACAACACTCTCAACTGATGTTGTAGAACAATGTTATACAGTTATTGTTACAGACAGACAATCAAATAGTACCATAACTAATGGTCAAGTTATTCCATGGACATTTAATGGTAGAGCTGTTTCTTTAAATAATGATGGTTCAGTTGCAACATTTACTACACCAACATCCGATTTATCGGCCTTCACCGCAACAATCATTGCAAAAGTTTTTGTTGTTGATGGTACAAATACCAGCCACATCTTAAGAATCAAAAATTTAGTTACAGGAAACACAGGCACAGTTACTAGTAATGCATCAGGATATGTTACACAAGTTGCAACAAATACTTTTGTTGATGATTCAGCAAGTTCAACTGGTCACATTTACATTAAAGCATCAGGTGTTCTTTCAAACGGTGTTAAACAATCATTATATTTGTCTGATGTTAAACAACTCGTAAAGATTATAGATACAAAAACTGATATAGTACCGACACTTGCAATGTTAACTAACAGTTCATATGATGTTACCAGCCGTTACACATTTGATAATGGCCAAAAAGATAATTACTATGACCATGCATCAGTATCATTGAGACCAGGTGCAATTAAGCCAACAGGAAATCTTCTTGTTATTGTTGACTACTACAAACACAGTGGTGGTGATGGTTACTTTAGTAAAATGTCATACATTGACAACTCAAGTTCGCCAGAAGACTATAATCAAATACCATCATACGTTAGTAAATACGGTGCAGTATATTCTTTGAGAGATTGTATTGATTTTAGACCATCAAGACTAAATGCACAGACACAATTTGTTTTCCGTTATTCTAATCCGGGATCACCAAGAGCCGGTTCATTGTTACCAGCAAATCTATCAACATTTATTTGTGATTACTCTTACTACCTTGGTCGTAAGGACAAATTAATCATAACAAAAGATAAAGCAATACAAATAATTGAAGGTTCTCCTTCAATAAATCCTTTGTTACCAAATGAACCTGAGGGTGCATTGGTGTTGGCCAACCTGGTACACAGACCATATACTGGATATGTACCAACAGAAATTCCAACAGGATTGTCAGACTTATCAATCGAATCATTACAACACCGCCGTTACACAATGTCGGACATTGCTGGTTTGGATACAAGAATTAATAGAATTGAATACTATACTGCATTAAATGCACTTGAACAAAACGCAAACTCATTACAAATATCGGATGCATTTGGACTAAACAGATTCAAAAACGGTATTATGGTAGATGATTTTTCTGGCTACGCAGCAGCTGATGCTGGTATTGCAGATTTCAGTGCGAATATTAACCGCAGAACTAAACAGATGACAGCAAAACAAACTGTCAAGAATTTTCCATTAAAGAGTTTAGCTCTAGCCTATAACATGGGTAGACCAACGAGCACTGCTATTTCTGCTTTAAATTTTGCTAGAACCTCTGACGGTTATACAAATTATTTTTCTTTGCCATATACTAATACGAATATTATTGCACAAAGACTAGCAAGTAGAACCGTAAATTTAAATCCTTTCTCAGTAACAAATGCGAAAGGTTTGATTTCACTATCACCTAACGTTGACACTTGGGTGGATACAACATATTCACCATCATTATTGATTGTTGATCCTAACCTGCATATCTGGCAAAGTTCCAATCAGATTAATACTTTAGTTTCAGGTGATTGGCAATCAGTTTCTGGTGTAACAACATTAGATTCACAATCGTCAACATCTGCTAGTTGGGAAACTAGATGGATTGATAATAGAACATTAGAACATGTTACACAAACAACAACAACATCAACATATCAAACCGTAACAAATCAAACCGGAACAGATATACTTGGTGCATATAGTCAAATTGATAATACATATTCTTTAAATAATGGTTACATCAATGACATTAGTATTTTACCATGGATGAGAGAACAAGATATTGTTGTGCGAGCTCAGGAGATGTTATACAAAACACCAATTTATAGTTTCTTTGATACAATTAGTGTTGATAACTACATCAAAAAAGCAAATGAGATTGAAATAACTGATGCTGTTGGACCATGGCAACCAGGTGATATCGTTGGTTACTACACATCAGGAACATTTTATCCAACAGGTATTGTTATTGGCATATATGATTATCCAGATTCTAATGCACTAAGATTGTATGTATCAGGAGATGGTAGAACAACAACATATCACAATGGTCAAACTATACGAAATGCTTTCTTTAATGCTGAAGGTGTGTATCAAAGCACAAACGCATCAGGAACATTTAGTAGTCAAAAACATAATGGTGGTTTAGTGCAAGCTGTTACCAATTCAACAACAATAGTATTGTCAAGTTTGGCTTCTTCAACAAGCACAGATTATGTTGGTAGTACATTGTACATTAATGCAGGTAACGGACAAGGCCAATCAGCAGTAATTACCGGTTACAATGGAACAAGTAAAGTATTGACATTGGCTACAGGAATATCTTGTTCAGTTAATGACCTATATTCTATTGGTCCATTTGTAACAGATGAAGAAGGAAGTTTCTATGGTATCTTTATTGTACCAGCAAACACTTTCCACACAGGTACTAGAGTGTTACGTATGGACAATCGTTTCAATGGAAACGAAGCCACTATAACAACATTTGCAGAAGGTACATTCTATGCATCCGGTTTGCAAGTTAACAAACAAAATATAGATTTCGGTGCATCACCAGCTGGCGCAAAAGATACCTTCTTGCAAACAAAGAAACGTGATGTAGTAACATTTGAAACAGTAGTAGATGTAAAAAATGCCTATTGGTATACTAAACATGATCCTGTTGCACAAACATTTATTATTGATAAATCGAATTTCCCTAATGGTGCTTACTTAGCTTCAGTTAGAGTATTCTTCTCATCAAAACCGGTGAGTGATACTGCACCAGTAAGGTTGTCTATTGTTGGTACATTAAACGGTTATCCAAATGGTACTACATTAGATAATTCTATTGTTACATTACCAGCATACAAAGTCAAAACGTCAACATCACCACAATATTTGGATGAAAATGCGTATACTGAATTTGTTTTTGATTCACCAGTTTACATTCAATCTGATGTGTTGTATGCAATGATTGTACGTTCTTCTTCAAATGAATACAATATATATTGTGCTGCAAACGGTGACACAGCTTTACCATCATCTGTAAAGAATCTAGCATCTGATCCATATCCAAGTTCAATTACAAAAATTGCAACAGCTCCTTATGTGGGTTCATTATTCTTGTCACAAAATTCACAAACATGGCAAGCGGACCAAAATCAAAGTTTAATGTTTACAATTGAACGTGCTAAGTTTGACATAACAAAAACACCTTCGATTAGAATGGTTGTTCCTAAGAAAATGCCACAGAGAACGTTAGTTGAAAATCAAATTGATTATTACACTAATGCAAACAATATGACTAATGTGGTCGGAACAACCTCAAATGTAGATATGTTAGTTGATGCCTTTAATGTTACAACAACAGATTTTGTTCCTTCATCAACAGCAATTACATATACCTATTCAGCAACATTGCAAAATGGCACAGATACATCCGAGGTTAATATTAATCCTGGTAAATATGGTACAACAATGTTTGAACACATTTATTTGAATGACAATAGAGGTCAAAGAATAATTCAAGCCAATTCAACAACTTCTTTCTCCATGTATGGTTACTTAGAGTCAAAAGATGATGCAGTATCGCCTATTATTTCCGATGCTGGAACTTCTTTATTCACGATTCAGTATGATATTAATAATTGTCCTTTATCAAATGGTTTAATATCAATTACCAATGGTGGCAGTGGTTATAACGTTCAAAACACAACAGTTACAATTTCACCACCAACTGGCAAGAATGGTGAACAGGCATACGCAACAGCCAATGTAGTTGGTGGTGTTATTGATGCAATTTATGTTACAACACCGGGTGCTGGATACATTGAGACACCAACTATTACAATAGTTGATGCAAACAATACACCAGGAACAGGTGCAACTGCAATTGTTGCTGGAGAAACATCAACAAAAGGTGGACCAGCAGCAACACGATATATTACCAAGAAAATTGTACTGCAAGGTGGCTTTGATTCTGGTGACCTGAACGTTTACATGGGTGCATATCGTCCATTAGGAACCGATATCAATGTTTACTATAAAGTATTGAGTAGAAATGATACTCAAGAATTTGATGATGGTTACTGGCAATTAATGACAAAAACAAACAGTTCTGATGGTGCATATTCACTAGCAAGAGCTGACTTACATGAGTATACTTTTGCTCCAGGAACACTAGGTAAAGACCAAGGATATATTTCTTATTTGGGTAACAATGGACAAACATATTACACATTTAGCCAGTTCGCTATCAAAATTGTTTTAACAACTACAGATGAAACACTTGTTCCTTTCTTATCCGATATGAGATGTATCGCTCTACCAGCAAACACTAATACCGTATAATTATGCATTTGTTAAAAGTACAAGGCACAAAATTGGTGAGAGACCCTAGAAATGGTGCCATAATTAATCAGGATAAAACTGGACTGGATGAATACTTGGCCAAACGCCGTGGTATGGAGTCTCAAAAGGAAGAAATAAATAAAGTAAAGTCTGATATCACAGAAATGAAACAAGACATGACAGAAATAAAAAGTTTGTTACTAAAACTATTAGAAAAAGGTTAAAATGGCTAATACAGTTACCTCATTAAATTATGCCAACACATTCGGACATTGGTTGACTGCAACCAGTGCGTTGATTGCTGAAAATAATACATTGGCCAAAGACAATTATGTAAAAGATTCCGGTACAATTTATCTTTCAGAAGGCACATTGACTGCGCTGCAATCAAATGGTAATGTTGTCATACAAAAATCATTGAGTGTTCAAGGTGTTGGTTCTTCTGCGACAGTACAAAATGATTTGACAGTTGAACGTCAAGGTCGATTCACAAACACAGAACTAAGTTTGGTTGCATCTGGTAGTGCAAACGTTGCAAACGTATTGAATGTTTTAGGTTCCGGTTTTGGTTTAAAGGTTGCAAATAATGCAAGAGTTGGCGGTGATTTGTATGTTGGTGGAAACCTAGATTTAAATATTCTAGAAGCCCGTCAAAAAGTTAATACAGAAACTCTATCTGTTACTGGTACATCATACACCAGTAAACTACAATCAAATAACCAAGTTGTTACAGGTGTACTTACAGCAAATACTTATATTTACACAAGTCGTTTACAATCAAACACTTCTATAACAACCACAGAAATTCAAGCTAACACCGTTATTAACGCTGCAACTATTTCTATAACAACTGGTATCTTTGGCAACTCGGTACAAGCCAACTCTAGTGTTAACACATCCAACGCATCTATTGTACACACATTACATACAAATAGATTGCAAGCCAATTCATCCGTAAACACTTCAAATGCTTCTGTAGTTAATACACTATATGCAAAATTTTTGGTTGCCAACTCTACTATAGTTGTTCCAGAAGCATTTATCACAGGCAATTCATTCGTAAGTAATAGTTCTTTCGTCACAGGATCCACATATTCAACCGATGTTTTCGCATCAAACACGGTCTTTAGTAATGTAATATATGCAAATACATTATACCTACAAAATAATAGTTTAACAGTAGGTAACACCAATTCTACATCGTTCTTTGCATCTTCAAATATAACCACACCAACTCTACATTCAATAAATTCTTTTGGTGATTATCTTACTGCAAACTTACATATCTATACACCTTCAATAGACGTTGAGGGTACCACATTAACTCAAACTGTTCAAGCAAATTCGTCAATGAATACATCCAACTCAAGTGTTGTTAACACCAGTTGGACAAAAAATTTAATTGCAAACACATTAATTACCACTGCAGCTATAGCTGTAACAGGTAAAACTCATACCAATACTTTACAAGCCAATACATCAGCCAATACAGAAACTATATCTGTGACTCAACGTGCATTGATTGACCAAGTACAGGCAAATACATCCGTTAATACACAAATTTTAAGTGTATCAACAACAGCATTTGCAAATAGACTAGAAGCAAACAGCATAGTCTTTACACCATTATTGAATGTAACTGCTAATACATTTACAAACAGATTACAATCAAATGTTTCTGTAAACACTGCAACAATGAGTGTGACACAAAAAATTGATGCTAATGACGCATCAGTATTTGTTGGTAATTTACAAACTGTAGGACAACTATCGGTTGGTGGTAATTTCATTATTAACGGAGCAACGATTTATAACTCCAACGTTTTCACAATCAATGCAGGTTCAAATGAAGGACAATTTAGTAGCATTGTTGTAAATAGAGGACAAACTGGTGCAAACGGAGAGATTCGTTGGAATGAAACAGAAGAATATTGGGACATTTACGAAACAAACAGTGGTAATTATTACAGAATTTTAACAGATGAACATCTTAGCGATGTATTAACCTCTACAAGTTCATTAGGTGTTGCCTCCTCTTTGGCTGCAAATACATTAAATGAAAGAATTGAAACAGCAAATACCTTCTTACAAAATCGTTTTACTTTATCTAGTAGTTTTGCTAATGGTGCCTTTGTTAGAGCCAACTCATCTTATACAGCACAAAATACAACTGCATCGTTTGCTAATGCGGCCTTCATTCATGCTAATGCAGCATTTGAATCTGCAAACAATGTGGCACCTCAGGTTGCACCAGCATTTGCACAAGCCAACGCAGCATTCACAAAAGCAAACAGTGTTATTTCTTCAATTCGTGGAACAACAGGTTCAATTTCTGCAAGTGCAGCAGGTATTACTTTAAAGAGTAACAATGGTATTATTATATTTGCCACAAATGATAATGATACTGGTAACACATTGTCCATTAGCACATCACAAGACCTAACCACAACAGGTTCACCAACCTTTGCTGCACTGTCACTGACAACACCACTACAGGTTGGCCAAGGCGGTACAGGAACATCATCCTACGCATCATTATTTGGTTTGACTGTCACTGCTGCAGCAGGTTCAGGTGCCGCAGGAAAAGTTTTGGGTACAGATGGTGCAGGTGGTTATTCTTGGGTAACCGGTGGCACAGGTGAAGGTGGAGGTGGCACACAACCAGGTTCTAGAATTTCATCATCACGTTTATCATATACCGGTGACAGCCTCACAACCAAATTTACTACACCGACCTTTAGTGTTGGTACACAACTAAGAACATACATTAACGGTGTGCGTCAATTAGAATCCGAATATTTTGCATTCACTTCAAACTCAATTGTTCAGTTCACAAGCGCACCAGTAACAGGCGACAAAATATTGGTTGAGGTTGATGGCTATGCGGTGTATGAATACTTTGCAAACAACATTGTTTATGGTCCTGCGTCAGGTGATATGGTTGGTTCAACAATTCAAGATGCAATTGACAACCTAGAAACTAGAAAGATGCCAATAATTGGTGGCACATTTACTGGTCGTGTTAATGGTTTGACGATGCCGATAAACTTAGGATCGAATACTGTGTTTGCGACAACCGCATATGTGACTAATCATGCAAATTCCGGTTACACACTTACACATAGTATTACTGGTAATGCAGGCACAGTAACAAACGGATTGTATTCAAGTGAATCATATGCCAATCCATCTTTTATAACAAGTCTCGCAAGTACAAAAATTACTGGTACTATTGCTGATAGTCAATTGAATAATTCTGGTGTAGGTGCAACAGGTTATGGCACAGCAAGTTCAATACCAAAATTTGTTGTTGATGCAAAGGGTAGAATTACTAGTGCATCTAACGTTGCAATTCAAATTGCAACTTCACAGATTACTGGTTATCCAACCTTTGCAACATCTGCTACAACAGATACAACCAGTGCAACTAACATTACTTCAGGCACCTTACCTGAAGCTAGAATACCAACAACAACAGTGACAGCTGGTTCATATGGTAGTTCATCTTCAGTTGCAACCTTCACTGTCGATTCAAAGGGTAGGTTGACTACTGCTGGTTCATCACAAATTTCAATTACCAGGTCACAAATTTCCGACTTTCCAACCATTACAGATGCAACTAATGCAAGTAACATTACATCAGGAACATTGGCTGATGCAAGACTACCATCAGGCCTAGCAAAATTATCTGGTGCAGCATTTACAGGCGAAACAACTGTTACTGGCGGCGGCAAAATTATATTAGGAGTAGATGGTGATATTACTGCATATAGAACCGGAGATACAACTGGTGCCATTTACTTAAACAAGGCAAAAAATCGTTACTTATACAACAACGGCACACAGTATGAATTGCCTAGCCAGGCACTTTTAATAAATGGTTCTCAAGCAATAACTTTGGCAGTTGGTGGTATTGTTACTGGCAGCCAAAATTTCCGAAGTGATTCGAGTGTTGGCACAGCAAGCCAATCAGGAACATTAGCAGCTTACGGTAACAACGGTGCTATAGGTACAAACCATGCAACTATGTCCTTCCACAGACCAGGTTCATTTGCGATTAATATGGGTCTAGATAATGATAACATCTTTAGAATTGGTGGATGGTCGGATGGATTAAACTCTTATAGAATGACATTAGACACTAATGGTAGTGCTGTGTTTAGAAACAACGTTACTGCTTATTCTGATGCAAGATTAAAAACAAATGTTGAAACAATTACAAATGCTTTAGACACTGTATCAAAGATGCGTGGTGTTACTTATGAAAGAATTGATTCAGGCACAAAGGGTGTTGGTGTCATTGCACAAGAAATGAAGGAAGTATTACCTGAAGTTGTCATGGAGGCCTCAAGTGAAGATGAATTTATGTCAGTAGCTTATGGTAATATTGTTGGTGTTTTGATTGAAGCCATTAAAGAACTTAAAGCAGAAATTGAAGTATTAAAAGGACAGAATAAATGACAACAAAGATAACGCCATCAGTACTAGCAAACACAGCAGTGACTGCTGGTACCTATGGTGATGCCACACAAATACCAACAATTGTAACTGATGCTCAAGGTAGAATTACATCAGCGTCACAACAGGCTGTTGCAATAACTACAAGTCAAGTAACGTCCGGTACATTTGTTGATGCTAGATTAGCTAATTCTGGTGTAGCTGCAACAGGTTATGGTACAGCAAGTTCTGTTCCAAAATTTAACGTAGATGCAAAAGGCAGAATTACTAGTGTCGTTAATACTGCAATTCAAATAGCAACTTCACAGATTACTGGTTATCCAACCTTCGTTGCATCAGCAACCACGGATACTACAGTTGCTGATAACATTACATCAGGTACCTTACCTGCGGCTAGATTACCAACAACAGCAGTGACCGTTGGAACATATGGTTCCTCAGCTGGTTCCGCATACTCAAGATTTGTAGTAGATTCTTATGGTAGAATTACATCAGCAGCTAACGTTACAATATCAATATCATCTTCACAAGTTACTGGTTTGGCCACATCAGCAACGACAGACACAACAGATGCAGCTAATATAAACACAGGATTTTTACCATCTGCTAGACTAACTATAACAGGTGTAACGGCTGGCTCACTTGGGTCACAAGCCTTTGTGCCAAGATTCACCGTTGACAACAGAGGTAGACTTACTTCAGCAAACAATATTGCAATTTTAATTAATGCATCAGCTGTTGCAGGTTTAGCCTCAGTGGCCACATCAGGTTCTTACTTTGATTTATCAGATAAACCATCTATTCCTACCACAATAAATACATTAACCACTGGTTATCCGATTGGTTCAATTTATATGAACGGATTAAACAGTGCTAATCCAAATACATTTTTTGGTTTTGGTACCTGGGTAGCAGTTACCAACACAGCCTTTGCCACAGCAAATACAACACCAGACATTGATCCGTTATATGTTTGGATGCGAACCGCATAAGTAATAAATACCTCTAAAGGGGTTAAAAAATGCCAGCAGGTTATCAAGAATTATTTTTAGAACAAGGTTCAAGCTTCAATACATCAGTAGCATTGGATGAGGCCGATGGTACACCTTTTCAATTAGTTAATTGCCAAATCAAAGCTGTGATGAAAAAATCTTATTATTCAAGTAACACAACAGCACAATTTGTTATAACTATCAATGATCCAACTGAAGGCATTATGATTATGTCTTTACCATATGCAAACACAGCAAATATTTCTGCTGGCAGATACGTATATGATGTTGTTATAAAAGATTCTTCTAACAATGTTACGAGAGTCTTAGAAGGAATTGTGAACGTGTTGCCTCAAGTTACTGTATTTTAAAGGAACATCATGCCAACAGTAACAGTCAGACAACCAGCAACCGTTAGGGTAAGAGTAGAAGGACAAAAATCAAGGGTCAAAACTCTATCTTACGGTACACAAACACTTAGAAGTTTAACAGACTTATCTTTAACTGGTGCAAACACCGGTGATGTGATAATTTATAACTCACAGACAAAAACATTTAGTGCCAAAGGCCTTGGTACCGATACACCAGTTCATGGTAGTTTATTACCAACAGAATCAAGAACATTTGACCTTGGTAGTAGAACAAGAAAGTTCCGAAGTCTTTTTCTAAGTGGTAACACTATTGACTTGGATGGTACAATCATTAAAGCCGAAGCAACAACTGGTGCGCTTTCATTTTCAGCTGCACCAACAGCAGCAAATCCTAATCCGATTGCGCTTGTTGTATCACCGGTTGGTGGTCTTACACCAGTGCAGACCATTCAAGGTGTGATTCCAGAAGATGCAATTCAACGAGCAGTAGCAAACTCTATAACTTATTTGGCATTCCAGGGTGTTGATATGGGTTTCTTTTGAGATAAGTTATGGCAGGATCAAATACAACAATCCAAATACTGCGTTCTTACGCAAACACGGCACCAAGTAATTTGGCTGACGGTGAATTGGCATTTTCTTTTCTTTCCAACACACTTTTTATTGGTAGTACCACATTAAATGTGGAAACTCAATTATGGACCAATAATATCGTCAGTATTGCTGGTCCAGAGTATATTGCTAATGCGCTTAGTATAATTGATGCAGGCAATTTTTCATAAATAGATATAGGATTTAAATCCAACTAATTAAAAAGGATAATAATAATGGCCATCGGAAACACCTCAATTCTAATCAAGCGTTCCACCACGCTAGGCACACCAGTAAGCCTAAAAGCTGGTGAACTTGGTTATTCATACCTTTCAAATACCATATTCATTGGTTCACCATCTGGTACAGGTGTTGTTAATGTTGGTGGTCAATATTATACGTCACAAATTGATGCAGCTACCAGTTCAAATACTGTTAGTACAATTGTTAAACGTGATGCAGCTGGTAACGTTTTCTTAGGCCACGCAAACGTTAGAAGCATTAGTTTCTCCGATGGTGGTACATTAAGTACTGGTGCTTTCTCAGGTAACGCAAACTCAGCAACACAATTTCAGACCGACAGATATATTGATGTTACTGGTGGCGACATTACTGCTTCTGCACAGTTGTTTAATGGTACTGCAAATGCAACATTAAGTGCATCACTTAACACTATTGCTGGTCTAACCGCTGGTGTTTATGGTGGTTCAACAGTAATACCTATCATTCAAGTGTCTGCAAACGGTCGTGTTATGACCATTGCCAATTCGGCAACAATCTCAACAACATTGTCTATTAAAGGCGACACCGGTACAGATTCAGTTAATTTAGTTGATGACACAATCACTTTCATTGGTGGTGAAGGTATCACATCAGTAGTAACAGACAATGCAGTTTCTTTTGGTGTAGACACTACAGTTGTTCGTGCAAATACTGCATCGTTGAATCAAACGATTGATGGTAATATTACCATCAGTGGTAACCTTGCTGTTCTAGGTGCAGTTACAAAATATGATGTAACAACATTGACAGTTGAAGATTCATTGATTGGTCTTGCAGCAAACAACACAGGTGATGCAGTCGATATCGGTTTCGTTGGTTCATATAATGATGGATCGGCCCGTTCTGCTGGTTTGATTCGTCACGCTGGTGATGGTGCATACTATCTATTCGATAATTACACAGGCGATCCAACAAGTAACGTAATTAACGTTGCAGATGGAACCTTCCGCCAAGCAACTTTAAAATCCAATTTAATTGCAGCATACGCTAATACAACTCAAGCAAACGTTGGAACATTATTTGTTGCTGGCACCGCTGAGATTAATAATCTCATCTTAGGTACAGATTTAGTAGTATCAAGTGGTGGTACTGGTGCAAGTTCGTTCACAGCTGGTTCTATCCTTGTTGGTGATGGTTCAAACTCATTAAAACTACTTGCTAATACAACTTATGTTGAAACTGGTACTGGCGCACAAAATAACACCATTACTTCTGTAACTGTTGATGCATACGGTAGAACAACCGCTGCAACATTCAGTCAGATTTCTGGTCTAACAGTTGGCCAAGGTGGTACAGGACAAAGTACATTCAACGCAGGTCAGGTTGTTCTTGGTAACGGCACAGGTGGTCTAGTATCACAAGCAAACGTTTCTGTTGTAAACGTAAACGTTGCAACTTCAAACACAGTTAACAACATCACGACAGATGTATACGGCCGTGTAACAGGATTTTCACAACAAGAAATTTCTGGTCTATCAGTTGCTCAAGGCGGTACTGGTGCATCCACATTTACAGCTGGCAGAATGTTGGTTGGCAATGGGGCTGGTGCAATTCAGGCAATCGCTAACGTTACATACACATTAACTGGTACACTAGGTGCTGCTAAGACAATCACATCATTGACTGTTGATGAATATGGCCGTGTAAGTGCTGCAACTGCTTCAGACATTTCTGGTTTGACTGTAACACAAGGCGGTACTGGTGCTTCTACATTCACCACAAACGGTATCGTATTTGGTTCAGGCACTAGTGCAATGGGTGTTACTGCTGCGGCAGGTACATCAGACCAAACATGGTCTAATCAAATACTTACAGTAACCAACGCAGGTGTTCCTGTTTGGTCATCCGCTTTGGACGGAGGTCAATTCTAAGCTGACTATATAATGTAATAGATTTTTTTTATGATAGGAGTTTGAAATGGCAAATGAAAAGTATTTAAATTATTATATTGAGACATTGACGGCAACAATGACAGACTGTGTTGTCCGAAATGTCTCAATGCAAGCGAATCAAAAAATTACTGATGATGTTGTAAAAGAACAGACTGAAAAACTTGAAGCATTGGCAAGATCCAATAATGAATTACAAACATTAATTGGAGAATTGGAACAAGCCAATGCAACGAATGAAAGTAGTGTCATACAAGATTTGAAAAACAAGTTAGACGAAAAGGAAAAACTTGTTGCCAAACAAAGTACCGACATTAATGAATTGACCAATAAACATCGTATTGAACTTGAGGAATTAAACACAAAGTTTAGAGACTATGATAGTGTTAAGAATCAAGCAACACATGTCGAAACGTTTAAAGGTGAATTGATTAGAGCCCGAGAAGAAACTAATAGAGTTCGAACAGAACTTGAAAATAGAATCAACTCTATGAATGCCGAAACGAATGGAAAAATTCAAGGCATTAATGAAGAAAATGATAAAAATGTTAGAGTGTTGATTCAGAGACATGAAACCGAAAAAAGTAATCTAAACAAAAAGATTGCTGAATTGGTTGAAAAAATTGAATACTTACAACTACCTCCTGCCAAACGAAAAAAAATTGAAGAACAGCTTAATAAAGAAGTGGCACCAACGACAATAACAAGTTTAGTTGGTGCTGATGGCGAACTCAAGGATGGCGGATCGTTTTAAGTAAATGTCAAACACAGCAATACAGTTAAAAAAATCAGGCGTAACAGGAAACACACCATCAGGTCTTGCATTTGGTGAGGTTGCTCTTAACTACGCCGATGGTAAACTGTTTTATAAAAACAGTCTTGGTGGTACATCATACATATCCAACCAATTCTCGTTTGACACAATCAACTCAAACAACTCCCTAATATTTGCGGGAAGTGGTTCAGACACCTTGTCTTTTGTTGCAGGTAATAATGTTACCATAAGCACAAATACAACCACAAAAACAATCACAATCAATGCGTCAGTATCAGGTGGAAGTGACCCTGGTCCTGCGTTTGACCGTGCCAATGGTGCATTTGTAACTGCTAACTCAGCAGCCAGCTTTGCCAATGATGCTTTTTTAAGAGCTAATGCATCCTATGATTCACAAAATACCACAGCATCGTTTGCCAACGGTGCCTTTGTGGTGGCCAATTCATCAGCAACTTTTGCTAACGGAGCTTTCGATAGAGCCAATGCGGCCTATAATGCTGCGAATACCGCCACAGACCCGTGGGTAAGAACTCAAGCAAATAATGCTTACGACAAAGCCAATTCAGCTGGTTCATTTGCCAACGGAGCATTCGATGTTGCCAATTCGGCAGCCAGCTTTGCTAATGGTGCATTCACACAAGCAAATTCTAACTATACAAGTGCTGTAACAAAATTAAATGTAACTCATAGTGGTGCTTCAGCATATTTAATTGACCAATATTCAGGTAATAATCCATCAATTTATATTTCAGGTGGTGAAACAATAGCATTCAATCTTGATATATCTGGTCATCCATTTCTAATTCGTCAATCATCAGGTGGTACTAATATTTCTGATGGATTAACACACGTGTCATCTTCAGGTGTTGTAACAACAGGTTCCAATGCTCAAGGAAAAGAATCTGGAATATTATTTTGGAAAGTTCCTTTCTCTTTAGTTGAAAGTACATATGTTTATCAATGCCAATACCATAGTGGTATGGTTGGAAATATTATTATACAACAACCAGTTTCTTTTGTTGCTAGTAATACAACTTTGGCTTTTTCGCTGGCCAATGGTGCTTTTGATAGAGCCAATTCAGCGGCATCATTTGCTAATGGTGCATTTGTAACAGCCAATTCTGGTGCCACGTTTGCTAATGGTGCTTTTGTAACAGCCAATTCTGGTGCATCATTTGCTAATGGTGCTTTTGATAGAGCCAATTCAGCGGCATCATTTGCTAATGGTTCTTTTGTAACAGCCAATTCTGGTGCCACGTTTGCTAATGGTGCTTTCAATGCAGCTAATTCTGGTGCCATGTTTGCTAATGGTGCTTTCAATGCAGCTAATTCTGGTGCCATGTTTGCCAATGGTGCTTTTGATAGAGCCAATGCTGCATATGCATTTGCAAATACAATTTCTGGAGGTTCTTCGGTTGATAATGTAGCTAGGAATAGTGCAAATTCAGCAGAATTTTTTGCTAATGGTGCCTTTATTACAGCGAATTCGGCCGCAAGTTTTGCCAATGGTGCTTTTGATAGAGCCAATGCAGCCTTCGCTAAAGCTAACACAGGAACAACCGCACTCGATGTAAACTCTGATATTGTTGCCTTCACAATCGCCTTTAGTTGATAGAATAAATAAAGGATAATAGGGAATTTATATGGCAAATACATTTAAAAATCAACTACAAGCAGCAGTCGGAACATCACCAGCAACCATTTATACTGCTGGTGCCAATGTGTCGACCACAGTTATTGGTATGACTATTGCAAACATACTAAACACAACCATAACAGCCAATGTGATATTGAATTCTGGTGGTTCAGACTACTATATGGTTAAGATGGCTGAGATTGAACCTGGCAATTCTTTAATCACTATCGGCGGTGAACAGAAATTAGTAATGAGAGCCAACGATGTTCTAAAAGTTTCAACAAGTAATGCTTCAGCAGCTGATGTTATTGTGAGTTTATTGGAAATAACATAACATGGAATTTACTTACATTGGCAACCAAAATAAGAAGGATGTAAGGTTAACCGGTTCATTTGCTAATGGTGCATTTGTAACTGCTAACTCAGCAGCCTCTTTTGCTAATGCGGCCTTCGATAGGGCCAATGCGGCCTTCTTACAGGCGAATACTAGTGGTGGTGGAGGCAGTAGTACACCAGTAACAATTTATTCTGATGTGTTTACTGCCAATGGTAATACGTCAACATTCAATTTAAGTACATCACCGGAAGATGAAAATTATATAATTGCAGTAGTCGATGGTATTACTCAATTAAGAAGTACGTATACTGTTACAGGTAACGTGGTCACTTTTGATAGTGCATTTGATAATGGAGCCAACGTTGAAATAACAACCATCACTGGCGGCGGTGAAAGTCCATATGCAGCCAACCACGCCAATTTGGCATATGCACAGGCAAATGCTGCCTTCACGCAGGCAAATAATTCTACTGATACATGGGTAAGAACACAAGCTAACAGTGCGTTTGACAAAGCAAACTCGGCAGGTTCATTTGCTAATAGTTCTTTTGTAACTGCCAATGCAAGTTATGACCAAGCAAACACAGGTGCTTTATTTGCAAATGGTGCCTTCATAACAGCCAATTCTGGTGCATCATTTGCCAATGGTGCTTTCGATAGAGCCAATGCTGCTTATGCACAGGCTAATAATTCTACTGATACTTGGGTTAGGACTCAGGCCAATAATGCATACGATACGGCAAACTCGGCTCAAACATTTGCTAACGCAGCATTTATAACAGCAAACTCTGCGGCAAGTTTTGCTAACGGTGCTTATGCGGCCGCAAACTTAAAATTTAATACATCAGGTGGTACAATTTCTGGTGATGTTTCCATTACAGGAAATCTAAGTATATTAGGTAATGCATTCAGCACTAGTGCAACTCAAATTGTTGCAAATGATACACTCTTTATTATGGGTACAGGAAACTATTCAGGTGATGTACTTGATATTGGTTTTTCATCTCATTACAACGATGGTACCAATGCACACACAGGTATAATTCGAGATGCTGGCACCAAAGAATGGCATGTGTTTGAAGGTTATACACCTGAGGTTGGTGCAAACAATAGTATTGATATTAATCATGCATCATTTAAGATTGCAACACTTCAAGCAAATTTAAAATCAACAACCATAACGATTAAAGGTATAGATTTATTACCTTATGTTAATAATGCATATGCAACGGCCAACTCTGGTGCATCCTTTGCTAACTCAGCATTCATTACAGCCAATGCATCATATGAATCCCAGAATACCACAGCATCGTTTGCTAACGGTGCTTTCATTACAGCTAATGCGGCATTCAATGCAGCGAACAATGCAACCGATCCGTGGGTAAGAAATCAGGCTAACAACTCTTACAATACAGCTAACGGAGCATTTGTAACAGCCAATTCTGCTGCATCATTTGCCAATGGTGCTTTCGATAGAGCCAATGCTGCTTATGCAGCTGCAAATACGGGTAGTGGAGTAGGTGGTGTATTAACAAGTTTTGTTGATACATTTACTGCGAATGGTATATCCAACAACTTCACATTATCAACAACACCAACGAATAAAAATATTACGTTTGTGTCTATACAAGGTGTATTACAACCAAAAGAAAGTTATAATATATCTGGTACCATATTAACATTTGATTCCACTCCACCAAATACAGCTTTTATTGAAATAACAACTTTGAATGGTGCATCTGATAATGCTGCCTTTATTGCAGCCAATGCTGCCTTTATTACAGCCAATTCTGGTGCATCATTTGCTAACGCAGCATTTATACAGGCTAATGCTGCATTCACTCAAGCAAATACTGCTTCAATAAGATACATCACTTTAAATGAAACTGGTAATATTGTCATAAAAACCGGAACAGTAAGATTTTATCCGCCTAGTAATATAGCTATAAATAATGTATACGCTAGTTTGAGCACCACATCAGCAAACACTTTTACTTTCGAGGTAGTTAAAAACGGGTCAGTAGTAGGAACATACAACATAGACTCTAACACAAATAAAATGACCGTAGCGGCAGCAAATATTAATTTAACTTCAAACGATTACTTAACAGTAAATATTACTAATGGGTCACAAGCAAGTGATTTAAGAATTGACTTAGAGTATAAATAGAGTATAAATAGAGTATAAATGTTAAATAAAACAAAGGTATTTTTATGGATTTTATAAAAATTTTTTACAATGGTTTACCTGCAAAAGTTTATAAACTTTTGTCAAGTATTCCTAATAACATTGAAAGTGATGTAGAAAGATTTAGTTATATACATAACCTTTTATCTGTTGATTTAGGTATTGAATCTAATGTATTGTTTGGATCAATTTCGGATATACAAGGACTTTGTTATTTTTATACAGAACAACACAAATTAAATTTGATTTCTAATGAAAATTTTGAATTAGTATTTGACACGGACAGTATGATTGTAAAAGAAACATTAACTGAATTTAGTGAAGAAACTCAAGAAACTCAAGGAATATAATAATGTATGTGAAGTATAGAATCTCATCAAACACCGTTACTGCAAATGTAATATCCGATATTACAGGTATTATTGGTGGAACAATAACACAAGCGAATCAGCTGAGTGCTGGTGCTTCAGGAAATACTATTTTTTCCGGTAACTATCCTAGTGGTACAATATATACAGTTTCTTTTACGGATGATGCCACAGCTTCGGTTATAAGTAAAAAAAATCATGCAAACACGTCATATCAATCATACATTTTATTAAGTGGTTCAACTGATACAACTTTTGGAGTAGGTATTAATGCAACTGCATGTGGATTAGGTAAAGACTGGAGTTCAGGATCAACAATTACTAATAGCACAACAGGTTTCTCAGATACAGTTTTACATTTAAAACAATATATTCCAACGGCGGACAAACCAGAAGAACTAATTATTATAGTTACAAATAAATCTCTTATTTTAATACAATCCAATCATAATACTTGTATTGGATGGGTAGATATTACAACTAATGGTGTCGTTGAAAAATATACAACAAGCATGAGAACTATTTTATGTAATTTTACCACTAGTAATGCTAAAGTTCCATATACATATAAATTATTAGGTGCATTATCCAGTTATGGATTAACAAATTATACTAAAATATTTAATGCTGCGCCTTTTACATCAACACCAGATGCACCAATAATATCAGCAATATCTTTTTTAGCATTTGATGAAAATCGTACTCCAGTAATTATTGAAAATCCAGCGCTTGTATGTAATCCTAATGCAGGAAATTATGTAAACTTCTTATATGGTGTGGTATCTATTCCTCCTGGACTTTTAAAAAGTAAATCACTATATAATACAAGTGGTGTAAATAGAATTTCTTTTAGTAATTTTGCTTTTGTAACAGAATAGGAATAAAAAAATGTTGATAAAATTTAGTATGCCTCGGGCTACCACTATGACAGACTTGTTATGGAATCTCATGCAAGCAGTTTTTGTAACAGCAACCACGGCCGCAAATACAACTCCTACTATTACTAGAGTTTCCACTAGCAATGTGGCCAATACACAAGCTTCGCTTCTTGGAGTTGGTCCAGGTTGTTTTATTGAAGAAGTTATTTCTAATACTGAATCTGGTGGATGGACTTTAGGCCCAAATAATAACTTTACTCAAAGTGTGGTGCCAGCTGCCACTGTGGGTTCATACATACTACATCTTCAGACTTCAAATGGAAAAGCCAATACTAAATATTTTGCCATTGGTTGTGGCGGGGTCGCTGCTGGCAGCGGTGGCGCCAGCGTTTGGAGTACGGGCACTCAGACTATTAATGACAACAACAATTCTTGGCCAAATTATGGTGTTTATGATGTTGGTTACGGAAGTTTACAGCGTATCCGGTCGATGGAGGGACTCAATGATGGTAGCTTTTTAGGATCGGACATTACACGAATTAGAAAATTAACCGCTGGGGCAGGTAACACTACATGGAGCAGAAATATTTCTGCGGCGTCACCTTTTTCTCTACAATACTTTGCAAACCGATACAGTGTCTCAAACTTTGACGCCGCAACTCGAACTCCATTTTATGTAGGCGCAACAGAAAATTATATTTTTTTAGTTCATGAAGGTGCAATTTGGTATTTTGGTACAAGAACCTCTCAGCCTTGGGAAGATGCCTATACTGATAACCCTTATTATGTTTCTTTTGGACATGCAGGTACAGCAGCAAACACAACTCATTCATATCATGAAACTTTTTCTAATCTAAATCATGTGTTAGGCCCGCCAGGAGTAGGAGTTATCAATAGGTCGTTTACACAAGCATTTAGTAGAACAATCAGCACAGCAAACACAAATTACACAAGTAGTCCACCAATGTTATATTATAATACGGTTGCTGGAAACCAGTTAGAAGCAAATAGTTTTTGGACAGTTTCGGGTAACCAAAACGCTTACGGTTCAGAAGGATTTGATGCAATTTCAATGCAATTCGGCCGAGCCCAATCAACTGCTCTGGTTAACCTAAGGGCGAACTCAAATAATGCATTATTAGGAACACATATACATAATACTTGGGATCATTTCAATGCGCCGTTTGATGGACCAAGCTTTGATACTACTACAGGTCTTATGGTGCCAACAATATATCCAATTAATTTTAGTGTTTCTGGAAATAGTGTTAATTCAGGTGGAAATTCAGGTGGTAGAGCACTGGGTATATACAAAGGACAACTTGGCATTGCTAACAACAGTCCTTTACTTAATTTAGCATCTTATATAATTGACGGATCAAATTATATACCAGTATTTGTTGGTAATTCCATGTTTCATTCTGCAAACACAGACTTATATTTTATAAGAGCAGCTTAATCATAAAACAAATTTTTAGTTATATAAAAATAACATGGCAATTTTATCATCGAATAAAAGGTCAATTGGTTTTAGTACTTCACCAATTAATCAAAGCAATAATATAGTTCTAGCAGATACTACTAATGTTGCATCAAATGAATTACCTTTAAATCAATTAATAAATTTAACTACTTTTAACAAAATAAAGTCAATTGGTTTTAGTACTTCACCAATTAATCAAAGCAATAATATAGTTCTAGCAGATACCACTAATGTTGTATCGAATGAATTACCTTTAAATCAATTAATAAATTTAACTACTTTTAACAAAATAAAGTTTATTAATCTTGAACAACCAATAGCTTTTGGTTCTCACACAGCACAGCAAGCAAATTCATTTATAATTAATGCATCTAGTACACCAAGCGTTCAAAGTAGTACTAGTAGTACTTTTTGGACAATAGGTTAAATGAATTTGATTGCGGATTTTTGCCATAAATATAATTATAAAATAAAAAAAAATAGAAGATGGCATTATTAAAAATTAAACCGTTTATTATAGATGATACAACTGCAAACGATGCATTTGTACAGGCTAATGCTGCTTTTTTACAGGCAAATTCTGCGGCATCTTTTGCTAACGGTGCTTTTGATAGAGCTAATTCTGGTTATGATGTTGCAAATACAGGTTCATCATTCGCTAACGGTGCTTTTGGCCAAGCAAACTCGGCCTCATCTTTTGCTAATGGTGCATTTTTAGTTGCAAATTCTGGTGCATCATTTGCCAATTCATCGTTCATAACAGCGAATTCATCATACGCATCACAAAATACTACAGCAACCTTTGCTAATGCGGCCTTTGATGCCGCTAATGCGGCTTTTAGTCAATCCAATACTAGTGCATCATTTGCCAATGGTGCATTTGATAGAGCTAATGCTGCTTATGCACAGGCTAATAATTCCACAGATACATGGGTAAGAACACAGGCTAATACTGCATACGATACGGCAAATTCTGCGGCATCTTTTGCTAATGGTGCTTTTGGCCAAGCAAACTCGGCCGCAAGTTTTGCTAACGGTGCTTTTATTACCGCAAACACAGCATACAATTGGGGCAATCACGCTTCCGCTGGATATGCAACAACAATTTATGTTAGTGGTGAGATTGCAAACCTTGTAAATTCAGCACCTGTAACATTAGATACACTAAATGAATTGGCAGCTGCATTAGGAAATGATGCAAATTTTAGTACCACGATTACAACTACATTAGGTGTAACAAATTCATTTGCCAACGGTGCTTTTTTAAGAGCTAATGCATCCTATATCGCACAAAATACCACAGCAAGTTTTGCTAATGGTGCTTTTGATAGAGCCAATTCAGCAGCATCATTTGCTAACGGAGCATTTGACCGTGCAAATGCGGCTTATGCACAGGCAAATACTGGTGGTGGCGCTGATACATGGGCTAGAGACCAAGCCAATGCAGCCTTCATAACAGCCAATGCATCTTATGTTGCACAAAATACAACTGCGTTATTCGCTAATGGTGCTTTCGATGCAGCCAACTCTGGTGCATCGTTTGCCAATGTGGCCTTTAGTCATGCTAATGCGGCATTTGCTCAGGCAAATACAGGTTCTGGTGACGCATGGGTTAGAGACCAAGCAAATGCAGGATTCTTGCAAGCCAACTCGTCTTATACTGCACAAAATACCACAGCAAGTTTTGCTAATGGTGCTTTTGATAGAGCCAATTCAGCAGCATCGTTTGCTAACGGAGCATTTGTAACAGCCAATTCATCAGCATTGTTTGCCAATGTGGCCTTTAGTCATGCTAATGCGGCATTTGCTGCAGCAAATACTGGCGGAGGCGGCAGTGGTTCTTCTGTTACTGTTGGTTCAACACCACC